TTGCGGCTGAAGGCTCTCACAGCCCTCAGAGACGCGCCGGCAGGGCTGACTGGCAGTCAGGTGGCCCAAAAAATGGGCGCTTGGATCTACAGCGTGAAACCTCGCCTGACAGAGCTTGACCGCATGAAGCTGGTTGAAGACAGCCAGCGCCGAGAGAAAAACGACCGTGGTCGCAAAGAGGTCGTCTGGCAGATCACAGCAGCCGGTCGTGAGTTTTTGGAGACAATGGATGACTGAGCGTAGCAACATCAACGCTGCCATTTCTACAGCGATGGGCAACGTCACGAAGCTGGCTAAAGAACACAAAAATGCACACGGCAGCTACAATTTTGCGTCAATTGATGACTTCCTAGAGCTGTGCCGACCAATGATGGCGGCTGAAGGTCTGTATGTGAACATCAGTGGCACCGGTGCTGAAACATTTATGGCTGGCAGCAACAAGCTCTGGTGCAAGTTCAGCTATATCATCCAGACGTGCCACAAGTCTGGCGAAAGCACAGATGAAGTGGGCATGGATGTGATGCTGCCCCTGACTGGGGCGCAGACCAGCGGGTCAGCTCAGAGCTATGCACTCAAGCAATATCTGCGCGGCTTGCTGATGATTTCCACTGGTGAAAAAGACGATCCTGATTTTCACCTGCCGGCACCAAAAGACGGCGTTGACGGCGTAGTGCCAGAAGTAAGTTCAAAAACGCCTGAAGAATTAGAGGCCGAAATCAAAAGCAAGAAGACCTTAGTGGCTTTGAACCAGTGGAACCAAGACAACGCGGCCGAAATCACGCGACTGCAAAATGAAAATACTGACGCCTTTCAGCGTCTTTACAGTGTGTGGCAAGAAAAAGAGAAGGAGATTCAAAATGGCAGCACCTGACTTCAAAAACGGCAAGCTGCAGCTTGTGAGCGGGTTCAGTGTATCTGATCGCGTTAGTATGAGCTGCTGGCT